AACTACAAATGGGAATTACTATAATGGAACAAACACTAGTCAATATTATGGACCTTATGGCGGTCAAGTAAATACTGCAACTGGACCTGCTGGTAATACTGCCTATTATGCTCAAGGACCTAATGATAATGCAGTCGCTGGAAGTACAAGTAGTTATGATTATTCTAGCTCATTACCGCCGGGAATACCTGCTAGTCAGATCCCATCTGGAGAAGAAGATTTGTATATATTGAAGTCGCAAGTGGTGCCACCTGTCTGTCCAGTTTGCCCTGCTGCTGACAATATTCTTGAAAGTATTGACAAAATTCAGTCAGCTAAGTGTCCACCCTGCAAACCTTGCGGTCGTTGTCCGGAACCATCATTTGAATGTAAAAAAGTTCCCAATTACAATGCAATTGGAAATGATGAATTACCAATTCCTGTATTGAATGATTTCTCAACATTTGGAATGTAATTCCACTCCACCTTTGAAAAGGTTATGCGAAGCGAAGAGCCAAATCCACTTTTAAAAAGTGGAGCAAAAATATAGTTATAAATTTGTATATTATAACTATAGTTCAAGTAATAAATCTTCAAAACCGCCATAAATTTATAAGCCTCAAGAAAGACAACACTGATTATCAAAAATTACAAAATCATAATAGTTAATAGAAAATATATTCGTGTATTGGTTATTCATATTATTTTTTATTTTTGCTCAACTTTTTACACCTTTTCTCATTTAAAACGTTTATTTTAAAGGAGAAAAATAAGACAAATATAAAATCAATAGTAGTAATTTCACATATGATGGTATTTCTTTTTATTCTTGAAGAAGTGAAAAACATAATGTTCGTTTTAAATGAGAAAAGGTGTAAAAAGTACCGGTTTAAAATTATTAAGTCTGTATAAAATTATACCCTTGCTCATTTTTGTGCATTAAAAAAGATCCAGTTAGGATGGGAATCTCCTGGTCCTGTTGGACGAATATAGTATTTAAAATTTTTAAAACCAATGCTTAATAAATCTTTTTCTATTTGTGTATAATCTGAAATATTTGTATCACACCCTCTATTAGTACATGTTGCTTCATAAAAATTATCATAATAATCTACAGTCATTGGTGATGGAGTTCCATAACCCATTTGGATTGTTATATGACCACCATTTTTCAATACACGATAAAACTCTTTCAAATAATTAAATCGTATATCATATACGCAAATATGTTGCATACATATCGTACTCATAACAATATCGTATGTTTTATCTTCTATGCTATTCAAATCAATACCATTACATAAAATAAGACTATGTTTTTCCTTTTCAATATTGTTATAATCAATCCACAGTAATGCATTTTGTAAATTTTTTTCAGCGATGTCAGTACCATCAATACGTTTGAACATACTTGAATATTTTACTAAATTCCTACCTGGACCACAACCAAAATCTAAAACTATTTTATTTTCACAGTTTTCAATATCGTTAAATAAAAACTCATAATCTTTCCAGTTATTATGGGCATCAAAACTACCAACCACTGGATCTCTATTATTAATGTCCCAATTTTCCGAATCATACTCATACTGTTTCTTCTGCATCAAAGTATAGATGTTCTCTTTATTAATAGACATTTATAATATATCAATATATTAAATTTTTCCTACAGTTTATTTATTAAAGTATTTTAGTAAATTAAATGAGTATTATTCATAAATAATATTATTAAAGAACTTTTTAATTATCATAAATATTGGGCATTTCAAATGAGAAAAAGTGTAAAAGTTGATTTGGTTAAGAAAGGTGAATACCAAGAATTCTTTGATATAGCAAAATACCAGCATCTTGAATAGGCAAAATGTAAGCATATGTTTCACCAGTATTGTTATGAGAATGCCACAATCCTGGTGGAGTAATAAACATCTCTCCTTCTTTCCAATTTACTTTAATAGGATTCACAATTTTTCCACTTTTATCTAGTTCATCTCCAATTAAAGTATATATATTATCACTATCACTACAACTTATACATAAATCTAAAGCAACTGAATTGTGTTTATGTGGTCTTTGAATAGTATTAGGAGGTAACTCATTATATAAAGCCCATAATACAGGTGTAATAGTATTTATACCTATTTTTTCAGTATCTTTATTACTTAATAATATTCCCTTTCTGTTATTTTTTGGATTAGATAGATCCTTCAAATTTTTTAATAAATATTCCTTTGAATATTTTGCTATTTTAAATGTTTTTTCAACAGGAATACTTCCTAAATAATTTATTAAAGGGCTATCATTTATGTAATAAATTTGTAACTCATTTGTGCATGTATTTTTTATTTGCATATTTTGAAAACAAGGACTTATCATTATGTCACCGCTATCCAAGTTTACTTCTTCGTCATCAATAATTATTTGACAACTACCTTGTAAAATATAAAATAAATGAGAGGAACCGTTTATAAAACTTTTATTACAAAATTCAATTGAACTCTCATCTTTTTTAATTTTTATAAAACTAGCTAATAAATTAGGTGTTGTACATTTATAACTTGTGTTAAATACTTCTGAAAAATTAACAAATGTGATACCATAATCGCAATCCTGAATATTTTTTTTTTCAATTGGTATAGATGTCATTTTTGGATTTACATTGTTCTCATATTCATAGGAAGTAATGTATTTGTCCATTATATATTTAATATAAAATATTTATTTAATATAAAATATTTTTAAACTATTTTTATAAAGAATTATATGAAAATAATTATGTTTTTGGCTCCACAAAGTCTCTACCCTACCCTACGGGACTCGTATTTTTGCTCTTCGCTTCGCATAACCTTTTTTAAAGGTGGAAGATCTCTAGTTTTTATACATTTTTTATCCATTTGAAAAGTAGCACTTTTGTTTTCAATTGGCACAATATTAATAACACATTTTGACTTCTTTCCATAGAGTGGTTCTGTACATCCCTTTTCTTTCTTCAAAGTTTTGTTCTTTGTATTTATATTTTCTCGTTTAAAATTAAATACCATGGGTTTCTCTTCAGTACATCTAGATCTGAAATGCTCATATCTTTCTCTAACATCGCAATAAGATAAATAAGATTTCTTTTTCAACATTTTATTGACTAATTCATGTAATTCATAAATATAACGAGAAAATGTCTCTCTATTTGCCATATCACACATTTGTAATGGTTTCTTTTTAAAATTATTTGTTAAATTTATACGACAATATTTACATGGTAGTACATATTGCAAATTAATAACAAAGTCTCTATAATTTTTTTTATCTGATGGGGTCGGATTTACGGGATAATTGAAACTGATAGTATGTAAAACATGCCACATAGGTGGTCCCCAAACAGATGTCAACATTCCATCACCTGCATTATAATCTTTTTTAGTAAATACCCGTTTTATCGTTTTTTTATTTTTGTTATTTATTTTTCTATGTGTATTTCTATTTTTACGAGTCTTTGACATTATATTATATGTATATTAAATATATATAATAAAATCTTAGTCATATTTTTATGGGTTTATTTTACCATTTTTTTACCAAAATTGTACCACAATAGAATAGAAATTACACTACCAACAATAAATCCATTACCAGCACTTAACAATGTTTTTCCTGCTAAATAATAAAATGCTAATGGAAAAATTATATACGACAAGACAATATAAAATACCATAATACCAATAAAAGTTTGAAACTTTTTATCCATTTATATAATAAGTAAATAATTAAATAAATAATAATTATATAATATAACTAAAAGTATATGGAATCAAAAAATCAACCATTTAATTTATCTATTTTTACTCAAGAAACAAAAAATATTTGTCTTTGTACTGCCACCTCTATTATGATAATTATATTATTTGTTATTAGCCCGTTAAGTAATTTCTTTAAAACATCGCTCTTTATGAAAATAATTTCTTTAATTTTAATGGGGTATATTGTATTTTTAAACTATAACCAAACACATCTATTAAGGTCTGCAAGTTCGCTCGCAGATTCAATAGCAGTACAGTCACAATTAAATACAAATATATTATTTAGTTATATATTTACTTTTTTTATTGGATTACTCATTATTTTTGTCTTTAAGAGTATAATTATGAGTTTTTTCTAATTTAGATAATTTCTTTTTTATTTCCATTATTTTTCTATAATAAATATTATCATTTGAAAAATTATATTTTTTTATTTCTATCAGTTCTCCTTTATTTGTTCTAAATAACATATAAATATATAATTTGAAATATCTTTATATATTTATTCGTTAAAACATATGGTTAATTTCTTCTAGAATATATATAAATGTTTCCATCAAGTTATAGTATTAATCCTATGTCTAAAGCTAGTCCTTTAGGTGGTCAATCTAATAGTTATCTTCCAAATATGTCTCAATATATGAGTTCCAATACTGTTGTTGTTGTAATTGCATTAGTTTTATTTTTATTTATTGCTGGCTGTTATTACTATTACTATATTCTACCAGAAATGCAATCAAAATACAAACCAAATAATGAAAAAACAACAAACGATAATATCTCAAGTAGTACTGCAGAGCTTTTATTTTTTTACGCGAATTGGTGCCCTCACTGCAAAACTGCTAAACCTATTTGGAATGAATTAAAAACTGAATACGAAAATAAAACTATAAATGGATATAAAATTATTTTTACAGAAATTGACTGTTCAGAAGAAACTACTGAAGTAGATAAAATGATGAATCAATATAATGTAGAAGGTTATCCTACTATTAAGTTACTAAAAGATGGTCAGGTTATTGAATATGATGCTAAGCCTTCTAAAGAAACATTAGTTAAATTCTTAAACACTGTTCTCTAAAAGATTTTCTTGAAATTCTTTATTCAATTTAGATAAAAATATTTTACCACATTCTACACCGTTTTCAAACAATGATTTTCTTACTTCACTATTAGTAATAGCTTCCTTTAAGAAATCAAAATCTAAATGAGAAACATCACAAATTACTTCACTTTGTATTTCAGATTGTGACTGATCTGTACTTAAACTAAATACTGCTTTATATAAAAAACTTGTTAGAAATTGAATTAATGTTGACTCATCTGTAATATTATTTTTAGATTCTGAATACTTATTTTTAAATCCTAGTATTTCATCAGGTATTTTTCCTGATTCAATACAATAATTTAAAGGGTAGTTACATGTTGTACCGCCATCAATATAACATTTACCATCTATACAAACAGGTGTGACTAATATTGGTAAAGCACATGTCATTTGTATAGCAGTTACCACTTGTAAATTTGGATGTGTTAAATAAGAAATATCTTCCACTTTATATTCATTAATTTCAAATGTAAAAAAATGTAATTCTATCTTTGTAAAATTATAAAAATCCAATAAATTTATATTTATTGGAATGTCTTTAGCATCAAATAATGGTTTGAAACATTTTTCAATATTTTTATAATCATAAATACCTTTTTTTGCATAAGAGTCCAAAATATTTTGAACTTTTATAGGAAATACATCTTGCCAAGGTCTTTTTATAATGTATTCATTTATTGTTTCCCAGTCAAATTTAAGTGCGATACAAACACCAATAATAGCTCCTGCAGATGTTCCATAAATGGTTTCAATATCTTGTAATTTTAAAAAATTATTTGTTTCTATATGATATAATGCACCTAATGTTTGCAACATTGTAGGTCCGCCTCCAGACATTACCAAATGTTTTATTGTCATTTTATTAAAATATTAAACTAATTTTAATATATTATTTTGTTTAAATCAATTTATACATTATTTTTTAAAAGTTTTTTTCTGAAGAGATGTTAAATGGCAAATATATTTACACTAGAAAACATTGATAATTTTTCAGAAAAAATTAGTATTGATGAGCTTTATGAGAAGAAAAGACAACAAGATTTAACAAAGTTAGCATTATTTAATAAAATTTTAAATCGTATTCATGTAAAAATTAAAACTGCTTCAAGACAAAAAGTAGATGAACAATTTTGTTGGTATGTAGTTCCAGAAACAATGATTGGTGTTCCAAAATATGATCAAGCAGGCTGTATTGCTTACATTATAGATAAATTGAAAACAAATGGATTTAATGTGCGTTATATTCATCCTAATTTATTATTTATATCTTGGCTACATTGGATACCATCTTATGTTAGAAGTGAATTAAAAAAGAAGACTGGAATTAATATTAATGAATATGGTCAAAAGATTGAAGATATTGAAAACGAACAAGATAATAAAGCAATTATAAATATAGAACCGAATGATCCGAATGATTATATGTTAAATAGACAAGATCCTAATCTAAAAGGTAAAGTACCAAAGAAAGAATACACACCTATTAAATCATACAAACCTTCAGGTAATCTTATATATGATAATGATTTATTAAATAAATTAGAAGATAAATTTAGTTAAATCAATCTTTTACACATTTGCATATTAAAAACACACGTTTTATCATTCAAAAAAAATAAGAAAAAGTATAAAATCAGCATTTAATGTTGTATAATATATTATTTTATAATAATATAATAATATATAAACCTTGGTTAAGTATTATAAAACAATTAACCAAGACAAAATATAATATAAAAAGTAATGATTTTCAATTTACGGAAAATGGAAAATATATTAGAACACATATTTATAGTTTTACACTTATAGACATATAAAAAGCATTTTATATATTACATATTACACCATTATAAGATAAAATTGAAATAAATAGCCCTCAAGATGAAATTCCTGAAATGATAAATGAATTGGTTTTGAATTTTACCGAAAAAGTTATCTTTCTATAAATTTTTTGAATCATTATAATAATTGTGTTTTTATGATCCTTTATTTATACCACTATATTCTTGATCGTTTATAACATTTTGTAAACAATCCCATTTTTTAGATGGTATATACACTTTTGATATTTCATTCATCCACGCTGCAATAATATAAATTTTTCCATTATTTGCCTTGTAAAATCCATAAGATTGATATCCAAACCCGTTTGAAGCAAATTGTATATAATGATTTTTTTCTGAATTTTTTATAATATTCCAACCATTTTCTGCTTCCTCATAATCCCTATATGAAATCGCTGGTACACTATCAGTAGTATGAGATAGGATCGCTTCTTCAGTAATATCAATTAGTTGTTGTGAAAATTTAGTAGACATTGTTGTTTTATACCTAACATAATAGTTTATTTTTTTATTTCAATTTTTTTTTTATTCGTTAAATGACTAAAAATAAAAATGCCAAAATATATATTTATTTACTACTTAAAGCCGGTGGTCTTTGTTCTCTCTACACTATGTAAGAGAATCCTTTAAGTTTGTTAAAAAACGGGTTAAAAAAATTCCCTACTCATGTAGGGACACTCTTTCATTTTTTTTGGGGAAAGTTTTTTCAGATTTCGAAAAATGGACAAAAAAAATGTCCAAAAATGGAAAAGTCAAAATACTTTGCTCAAAAAGCCAGCCATTGTGACCATAATTGAATTTTATGGTCTGGTTACCAAAAAAATAATTTTCAAAACGTT